GATTAAAATTAATAATCCTGATTATTTTACCGATTACGCTCCACTATCCCAAATCAAAGTAATTTCTCATAAAGAAAAAAATGAGTGGGCATTGGAAACAAAGTATAATATTGGTAAGAAAAAGTTGACAACTAGCACTAAATAATATATAATAGAGAATCCCCGAGATGGGAACAAGGTAGAAGGCAACCTTGTAAAAAACCTTCGCCAACGCTATGCCTTCGGGGTAGCATTTTAATTTACTCGCTTATTTAAGGAGCACAAAATGCAATATTTTTTAGACAACCTACCTAAAGATTTCGACAGATTTTTTGTAGGATTCGATGACCAATTCAATCGCCTATCCAAGATCCATGATGATCTAACGAAGGCAATCCCAAACTATCCTCCATACAATATCAGGAAAACAGGCGATAACACTTACGTTATCGAATTAGCTGTTGCTGGTTTTGCCAAACAGGATATTGAAATTGAATTGGCTGATGGTAAGATGATTATTAAAGGCAATGTACAGAATGACGAAGCCGACGACGCATTCTTATTTAAAGGAATTGCTAATCGCGCATTCACAAGATCTTTTGCTTTGGAAGATACAGTCGAAGTAAAAGATGCGGCTATGATGAATGGTATGTTAAAGGTTTTCCTGGAGCGTATTATTCCTGAGCACAAGAAGCCAAAGAAAATTGAAGTAAAAGATTCTGAGGCAGAAGTAAAAACAAAAGTTAAAGCAAAAAGAGAACTCCTTACAGAAGACCCACAAGGTCGTGATCTGTAATTCAATACTCAAAAGGTAAAAAATGCAAAAAGAACTAGAAGCTCTAGGCGGGGTTGACACGCCTTACGTGAGCAATTTTTGGAATTGGGTGAAAAGAACTTTCACCATATCGTATCAAGATGAGATAGAACATTATCTCGCACAGTCTGTAGATTATGTGGATTTTGATAACAGAATGCGCACTCTACAAAGAAGAGGTATGATATGAAAAAATTCTTTTTAAGTATTCTTGAAGCTATTCAAGCAATTAAAAAATATAGAACTGGCCCAGGCATTAAGGGTCGTTAAACACGGGGACTTCGGTCCCCTTTTTTGTTAAGGTAAAATATGATTAAAGTAGTTAAATTAGTTACAGGCGAAGAGGTTATCGGTGATCTTGAAATAGATGATGGATTAATAACTATTGAAAAGCCTTGCGCACTTATGTTGATAGCATCAAAGTCTAGTCCAGACAATCATTCAATGGCACTTGTCCCATACGCAGGATATGCTAAAGACCACACTATCGTGGTTAAAGAGAATGCTATTATTTGGTCTGCAGAATTACAGGATGATGTTTATAACCAATACAACTCATTGTTTGGTTCTGGTATACAGATTATGTCAGGCATGGGTCGTCCCACACCTAACGTAACAAAATTAAACGTCGAAGCGAATTAAAACCAAAGCCAAATACCTTGGCTTAATAGTAGAATACCTGCAACGGCAACATATAAACTTCCTTTGTACATTCTATTATTAACTGCAAGAATACTTGCTGATAGTAATACAATTGCTAATTGGAAAGCCATGCTGGCAAATGTTAACCAGGGAGTATGTTTGCTTGCTTCATCGCGTGCCTTTTCATATCCCTGTGCCTTTGCTAATAGTTCTTTCTTGCCTTCACCTTTTTCAGGATCAGTTTCATATCGGGTAATCTTAGCATCTAATTTTTCAGCCTTTACTTTGTCTCCGCGAGATATATAATCATCGCGTTGTCCTTCAGCAATAGCCTGCTTAATTGATTTGGATTGAAAGAATGCATAAGTATCTGTTGCCTTTAATGTATTCTTTAATACCGAGCCACTGAAACTACTAGCATAGTATGTAGTAATTGCCATGAACAAAGCCATAACAACGATAACTAATCCTGCTTTGTCTTTAATTAATGCCTCTCGCTCAGAACGAGATAGAGGTTTAGTTTCTGTTTTTACTTCAGCCATAATTACTCCCTTAGTGTTTGCCTGTAAATAAATTCACAAATATCATTACTATTATAAAACAAAATAATATGAATGCGTCGATAATAAGAAGCGCAACAAATACGCCCTTATCTAATAACCAGTCCCACAAATATTCATACTCTTCTGCTAATCTTTTGAACATTTATCTTCCTATGTATTTTTGAGGTAATGCTTCTCTTTGTCTTTTTGCTTCAGATTTGGGTATCCAACCATCGCCGTATTGCGGATATAATTTTTTTCGATTCTCCACAACCACAGCCATCATACAACTAACAGCAATTATTATTACCAACGCACCTACTCCCCAGGCTGCTTCTGCTCTTAATAATTCCAATCTTTTGCGTCTTCTATCAGATTTTATTTTATCTTCTCGCATTTGTTTTGCAATAAGAATTTTTTGTTCCTTACCCATAACTTCCATCATCTCTTCGACCTCTGTATGAAGAGCACCTAGTTCTGGAGGACTTTGATATACCATTATTTCACGTAATTCAGTTCCCATTTGTTCTAATTGTTTTTTCATTAGAACTCTTTGTAATGCTCGTTTACCTAAACTATCATCGCCCTCGTATACTTCATTCTTTGCACGTCTTTCTTCTTCCTCAAATATTGCCATGCATTTGTAATAGTTATCATAGTATGCACCAAGGTGATTACCGATCTCAGTATAGATGCCGGTAGTCTCGCCTTGTTTCTTGTTTAGTTCTACAACACGATTTCTTTCTTGAACAAACTGATTACGTTGTTCTATTGTTGCGGGTTTTTCTGGGGGATGTAATTTGGAAAATTGCTCGTCAAGATCTTTTAGAACATCTTTAACTTCTCCGGCTGCACCCTTTATATCCCTGTAAAGTTTACAGCCAGCTTTAACTGCAGATACAGCACCGTTAGCAAGAGCGAATAAGGTTATCGGATCCATTGCTCTTTTCCACTAACACGTTGCTTGTACAGTAACACTGCGATTTGTCCTTTTTAACTAAAATATCATTGACAAAATCAAAAGATTACTATATAATCATACATAATATTTATATACCTAAGGTTCCATTTAATGAAGTTTTATACTAGCGTAAATCAGTTTGGTAACAATATCCTTGTTCGAGGTATTAACAATGGCCATGCTGTACAAGATAAGATCCCGTATAAACCATCTCTTTATGTTCCATCCAAAGAAAAGGCTACCGCAAAGTCTTTATTCGGAAAAGATCTAGCAGAGATCAAATTCGAAAGTATCAACGAAGCAAAAGACTACGTAAAGCGATACTCGGATGTAGATGGGTTTGAAATCTATGGAAATACAAATTATGGATATCAGTATATTTCTGAGAAGTTTCCGGATGATATAGAATTTGATATGTCTCAGTTAAAGATATGGACATTGGATATTGAGACATCTGCAGAAAACGGATTCCCCGATATTGCTAATCCGAATGAAAAAGTGTTAGTGATTACTACACAAGATTATGTAACAAAACAAATTGTATCATTTGGTCTGTTTCCATGTCAGCCTGTTAATGAACGACATACCTATGTACAATGTAAAGATGAAGTAGATCTATTGACTCAATTCATCGAGTATATCTCACAAGATTATCCTCATATTATTACAGGGTGGAACGTCGAGTTTTTCGATATACCTTATCTATGTAATCGTATTAATAAAATTCTAGGTGAGGATGCAATGAAGCAACTTTCGCCCTGGAAGGTTGTTGAGGAAAAGAACATTCTTAAATTTAAGAAAGAAAACATTTCTTTCACTTTATTGGGTATTGCTATTCTAGACTTCTTGGATTTGTATAAGAAGTTTACATATGGTAATCAGGAGTCTTATAAATTAGATCACATCGCTAAAGTAGAGTTGGGTAAAGAAAAATTAAACTATGATGAATTCTCGTCCTTCTCTGAATTTTGGAAAGGCGATTGGCAAAAGTTTGTTCGGTATAACGTAATCGACTGTGAGTTGGTTGACGAACTTGAGGAGAAGATGAAACTCATTGAGTTGATCTTGACAATGGCATATGATGCGAAGTGTAACTATGTAGACATTTTCTCAGCAGTAAGAACTTGGGATTGTATTCTGTATAATCAACTCTTGAAAAAGAATATCATGGTTCATCAGAATGAGCGTAAGCAGGGTAGGCAAATTGCAGGTGCGTATGTACAAACACCTAGACCAGGAAAATATGATTGGGTAGTTTCTTTTGATGCGACAAGTCTATATCCTTCAATCATTATGCAATATAATATGTCTCCAGAAACAATGGCTCAGGAGAGACAGTATCTTGATATTAAGGTTTCAGAATTACTTGAAAGCAAAGTTGATACATCTAGCCTTGAAGGCAATAATATTTGTATGTCGGCAAATGGTGTTTGTTATAAAAACGACAAGCAAGGCATCTTCCCTGAGATTGTTCAAAAGCTGTTTGACGATAGAAAAAAGTATAAGAAGTTAATGTTGGCTGCACAAGCCAAGTATGAGGAAACAAAAGACAAGGCATGGCAAAAAGAAATTTCAAAGTATAATAATTTTCAGATGGCTCGCAAGATTCAAATGAATTCGTTATTCGGAGCCATGGCAAATGAATTCTTTAGATTTTATGATGACCGAGTAGCAGAAGGAATTACTCTTACAGGTCAGTATATTATCCAAAAGGTAGGCGTAGCATTAAACGCATACTTGAATAAAATTTGTGGAACAAAGAATTATGAGTATTCGTTTTATTCTGATACTGATTCTTGTTATGTTACATTTGCACCACTTGTAGAAAAGTTCTATAAAGGTAAACCTCCAGAAAAGATTGT